ACTATACATATGTACTTTAGTTTATAACCTTTAAAGATATATTCTAAAGTATACTTAAGTAATCTTTAATTAATTAACAAAGGTAAATTACTATGGCAGTATTAGAAGGAAATGTAGCGTTCGCAAACCTTGACGAACACGAAGAATATCAGGGTCAATCAACTGGGAAGTATTCCCTAGTCCTATCATTGGAAGACGCACAGGCTGAGGACTTAGCCAACAAGGGTGTCAAACTACGCGAGTACGAAGGTGTCAAGCAACGAAAGTTCAGCACCAAGTACGAAGTGCCTATGTTTGATGCTGATGGCAACGACTTCAGTGGTCGCTTGACGCGAGGCTCAAAGGTTCGCGTTCAGTATGCAGAGGGTAAACCACACCCAGTACACGGTACATCAACCTATCTATCTAAGGTCAAGGTGTTGGAGTTAGCCGAAGCCTCTGATGGTGGCGGGGACTTTTAATGTCTGACTCTCACTTTGTCCGACACGAGCCATGCCCTGCGTGTGGCTCAAAGGATAACTTGGCGAGATACTCTGATGGTCATGCCGTCTGTTTTACAGGCGGTTGTGATTACTACGAGAGAGGCGATGGTCAGGTTATAGAGAGTAAACCTAAGGCATACAGGAAATTAGAAATGAATGGCGTTATAGCATCAATCCCAGACAGACGTATCTCAGAGGCAACGTGCAAAAAGTTTGGCGTTACCGTTGAATACGACACAGAAGGGAACATAAGCAAGCACCACTACCCTTACTTTGACAAGGACACAGGCGCACAGACAGGGACTAAGTCGCGCATTGTAGATAACAAAGCATTCTACTCTAGCGGTACGTTTGATAACGTGGGTCTGTTCGGTCAGCAAGCATTCAAGGGCGGTGGTAAATACATAACAGTAGTAGAAGGAGAGGCTGACGCACTAGCGGTGTCGGAAATGTTTGACGGTAAATGGGCAGTTGTGTCAATACGGTCAGGCGCATCAGGAGCAGTAAAGGACATCAAGCAGAACTTGGAGTGGCTTGAATCCTTTGAGAATGTAGTAATATGTTTTGATAACGATACAGCGGGTCAGGAAGCATCTCGTGCGGTGTTAGATTTATTTACACCCAACAAAGCGAAGAACGTAAAATTACCTGTAAAGGACGCAGGTGAAATGCTGAAGGAACGTAATGTACAAGGTTTTATAAAGGAGTGGTGGAATGCTAAAACTTATCGCCCTGATGGTATTATCTCTGGTAGCGATACATGGGAGTCAATCATTGAGCAAGAAGAAGTCCAATCTATCCCTTACCCGTGGGAATGCCTCAACGACCTCACCTATGGATTCAGAGAAAGAGAACTAGTAACAATAACCAGTGGTTCAGGTATGGGTAAATCACAGATTGTCAGAGAGTTGGAACACTACTTACTAGGTGCGACTGACGACAACATTGGCATACTTGCACTAGAGGAGGACATACCAAAGACGGCTCTAGGGATTATGAGCATCGAGGCTAATCAGACTTTACATCTTAGCCGAGAGTTTGACAGGGAAACCAAGAAAGTCTTTTGGGACAAGACGTTGGGTACAGGACGTATCTTTATGTTCGACCACTGGGGTTCAACCAATGAGGATAACTTACTAAGTCGCATTAGGTATATGGCGAAAGGTCTTGATTGCAAATGGATTATTCTTGACCACTTGAGCATCGTTGTGTCCGACCAAGAGATTGCAGATGAGCGTAAAGCCATTGACTCTATTATGACCAAGCTACGTCAGTTGGTACAGGAGACAGGTGTTGGTTTGTTCTTGGTGTCTCACCTACGCAGACCGTCAGGTAAAGCACACGAAGACGGTGGACAGATTAGCTTGGCAGAGTTGCGAGGTTCGGCATCTATTGCACAGTTATCTGACATGGTGATTGGTCTTGAGCGCGACCAACAGAACTCTGACCCGACGGTACGAAACACCACTACGGTGCGCGTACTGAAGAACAGGTTTGCAGGTCTAACGGGTCCCGCTTGCTACTTATATTATGATAAAGATACTGGTCGTATGATTGAGACATCATGCCCAGTTGCAGACGAGAAGCAGGAGTTCTAAGTGAAGCAGGTTGTATTTGATATAGAAGCCAACGGACTGAAGCCTACTAAGGTTTGGGTAATCGTGGCTTGCGACCTATCGAACCGTGAGACTATTGTATTCTCAGGTGATACGTTGCAGGACTTCAATGCCTATATCAAAGATGCCGAGGTCATCGGACACAACATTATTGGTTACGACATACCAGTATTGGAACGTCTACTTGGCACGGACTTCAGTAGTTGTAAAGTAACTGACACATTGGTGTTGTCAAGACTTACTGACCCATCACGGGAAGGTGGTCATTCATTAGATAACTGGGGACAGCGTTTGGGTTTCCCGAAAGGAGAACACAATGATTGGGATACATTTTCGCAGGATATGGTGGACTATTGTAAGCAAGATGTACTGGTTAATGTCAAAGTGTACGATGCATTACAAGGCGTACTTTCTGGCTTTGGAAGCGAAAGCATTAGCCTTGAGCATAGAGTACAAAGCATTATTACAAACCAAACGGAGAATGGTTGGCTCTTAGACCAAGAGAAAGCTTTTGTCCTGTTGGCTGAACTCAAGGAACGTAAGTTTGATTTGGAAGATAAGGTACAGCAAACATTCAAACCTTTGCCTACGTTTATCAAGACAATCAAACCCAAGTTCAAGAAGGACGATAGCCTGTCAGTAGTTGGCTTGAAGTTCCTCGGAGACCAATGGGTAACTGTTGGTGGTGAGTTTAGTAGACTGGACTATCCTGAGTTTAACTTAGGTTCAAGACAGCAGATAGGTCGGTACTTACAATACTTTGGTTGGAAGCCCAAGAAGTTTACAGACAAGGGTCAAGCCATTGTTGATGAGTCCGTACTATCTAAAGTAACTGGGATACCTGAAGCTAATATGATTGCTGAGTACCTAATGGTTCAGAAGCGTATTGCACAGATACAATCATGGTTAGACGCTGTTGAGGACGATGGTAGGGTACATGGTTACGTTAATTCTAATGGGGCTGTAACGGGACGTATGACGCATTCTAGTCCCAACATGGCACAAGTACCAAGTTCTAATGCACCTTACGGCAAGGACTGTAGAGCCTGTTGGACATCACCCAAAGGCTACAAAGTTGTCGGTATGGACGCATCGGGGCTAGAGTTACGAATGCTTGCACACTACATGAACGATGAGGCATATACAAATGAAATACTCACTGGAGACATTCATACAGCAAATCAGCTTGCTAGCGGTGTTGACACACGAAGTCAAGCAAAGACTTTCATATATGCGTTCCTTTATGGAGCAGGAGACGCTAAAATCGGAAGTATCGTTGGTGGAAATGCTAGAGATGGTAGACGACTTAAGGAGAAATTCCTCAGCAACACGCCATCTCTTAGAGACTTACGAGAAAGAGTTAGTGTATCAGCTACAAGAGGCTACGTTTTTGGATTGGATAGGAGACGAGTCTACGTACGCTCAGAACACGCGGCACTGAACACATTGTTACAATCGGCAGGTGCTATCGTTATGAAGAAGGCATTATGTTTGCTTGACGAATACGCTAGTGCTTGGAACTTAGACTACAAATTTATAGGAAATATACATGATGAAATTCAAACAGAAGTTAGAGAAGACCAAGCAGATGCTTTTGGACGGCTTGCAGTTTCTTGTATCGAAGCCTCGGGCATCCACTACAAACTCAACTGTCCCCTTACGGGCGAATATCAAATCGGTAATAACTGGTCAGAAACCCACTAGGAGTAATGATATGAAAACCAGACAAGAACAGATGGAAGAAGAGGCATTAGCGTATCACGAGAGCAATCCCGATGTATGGGAAAACTTTGTTTGGTTTACCTTCGATAGAATAAACAAGGGATATAAAAACTATTCCACAAAAGCTATCTTTGAAAGAATAAGATGGGAGATGCACAGGTCGGAAGTAAACAGTGATTCTGAGTTTAAACTACCTAATAATCATACAGCGTTCTACGCTCGTTGGTTTATGAACACCTACCCAGAACATAAAGGGTTTTTTAGAACAAGAACGCAAACGAGTAACTTTAAACCTGCTAGATTTACACCGCCAAAGAAGGTGGCATAATGAAACCCTGCAAGGCAGACAGAAAGAAGTTTGACTTGGATTTGGCTTACGGCTCTGTCAGGGAGGACAGGGTCGCTGAGATGCTACAGGACAAGAAGATAGAAGTTAAGTCCGAGAAAGACCTGTGGCAAAAGACTGGTAACATCTGCATCGAGTACGAGTCTTGGGGCAAGCCATCGGGTATTGAAGCAACTGAGTCAGACTATTGGTTTCACAACCTTTGCATTGGCGATGACGAGTACTGTACCTTAGTATTCAAGACACCAGTACTGAAGAAGATTGTGAGTAAACTAGATACGTTCAGAACGGTATCAGGGGGCGACCATAACGCAAGCCGTATGTACTTGGTCAACTTACAAAAGTTATTTTCGTCTGACGTTATCAAAGCCTTTAAGGACATTGAAGATGAGTAAAACAATACATACATTGGTAGATGATATATACCGACTGATGGAGACTAAAGAGGCAGATGAATCCGTAGATGTAGAAGCGGAGATTGATAAGTTTGGTGAAGCCGTCAAAGACCTTATGCGTACAGAGTTCGCT